GCAGCCTCTGCGAGGATGTCAAGAGGGGTGGGTTCTACAGTCTCTGTGGGAGCGAGGACAGCCCCTGCGGGAGCCACGAGTCCTGTGGGGGCGAGGACAGTCCCTGCGGGACTGGGACTATTGCCCATGGTTCTTCGCGTGACCCGGGTCGCCGACATTTACTACATAGTCTTCGAATGTATTGTTTAAGTACCTTGGGAAGAAGTGAAGTCCTTGTGAAATTGCATTTTGATTCAAAATATATTCTCCCTCAAGACCTAGGTTTGTTGCTATCAGATTAAGGTCATCTTGATGTTGACCATCATCTGACCTGCGGTTTCCTAGGGCTAGGTCCCTGATGCTCTCTACAGCCGTGTAGAGGGCTCCTGCTGCGTCATCACTCGAGTTGGCTCTCGAAGCCAACCGTTCGAACGCGTGGAGATTGTCCAAAAATCTCCGCCAACTGACTGGGTCCAGGCCCGAGTACGGATGGACCATGAGCTCGTACTTCTTGAATCTGGCTTTTGGTCCCATTGGAAAGAAGATCCACAAGGAAAGTAGGAGAAGGACTACCCACAATAGCAACATCATTGAGTTGCTCTACTATTGATGGAGGAAGAATATGTTCACGACCATGAAACTCGGAGCAGTCTTCATCGAAACACCTTTGAGACACTCGGCCTGAGTGGATCGAAAACCAAACATGGTTGGACTTGTGCTCACGCTTCAAGTTTTCACAGTACCTAGAGTCCGTCTGGACATACCACCCATCATACTCGTGTCTCTGAATCCGCTTCACATGTGTTTGCTCTTGACCAACCATGTACTTTTGAATAAAGTCCTCGATACCTTTGACTTCGACAACCTGTCCCTCGTCCTCCTTGGGAGTCTCACCTGTCCTGACGGAAAAGAGTTCCAATATTTCAACACTCGGTATCTTGGAAAACTCACGCGTACTGTTGAGTTGCCTCCAGGGAATATAGGGATCTCCCGTCGGTTTCTTGTGTGACCAGAGCATCCTGAGTCCCGAACCCCCGTACACAGAGGCATCTATGATGGAGTCCCATGGCCCTTCCCCCAAGGCTTGGATCAATTTTGATCTAAAATTAAGAGCCTCTGTCCTGGTAACAATAAGTCTTGGCCAATGGATATGGACTCCCGACTTGATCAGTCCTTCGGCCACTACCCTGGGACGGGCCCGTGCTATCAGACACTCCGACACTTTGTCACCTCCCAAGGTCTCATGAATTATGGAACAAAATTGAAGTAGGTCTTCATCACTTAATTTTTCCTTGGCCTTGTAATCCAGGTCTACGAAAAATTTGAACCTATCTGTCTTTTGTTCGACCACAAACAATTTTGATCCAAAATTAATTGTCTGACAGTAAGCCTGGTGAAACTCCCGAGTTTCCTCTGGAGGTACGAGGAGGACCCCGCCATCCATGAGGACATGGGTCCCGCTTCCCCTGGGGACCTTCCATTTTTCCATTACATTTTAAACTTTCTAAAACTCTAAGTGTTCAAGTTGCGTAGCAACTTATTTCACACTCCGGAGGACAGTTGCTGCGCAACTGGGACTAATCCTCATCCGAATCCCCCGTCAAAAAAGCCCAAAAAGGTTTGGGCTTTTTCTCTTTGGTAGCCTTTTTAATTTTCTCTTCTATCTCTTCGAGTTCTGCTTCGGCCTTTTCAATCTCGTAGTGAAGCTTACGAATAGTCATAACATTCGCCAAATCTTCCGGCTTGGTCTTGGTATCGTTACACAGCTTAAGGAGGTGTGTAGCGAGCTCAATTTTGCTCTTCGTCATGTGATATTTTCAAGTATTTTAAACACGCAAATTGAACGGGGTTTTCTGTGTAGTAGACAGGGCCTGATGAAACTCTGGGTTCCCGAGCACATGCTGGCGTATCATAGGCCAAAGGTTCCCTTTTTTCGATATTTCAGCTAGACTCTCGAACTTACAGTCGTCATTCTCATCATAATTTTTACGAAAAGGAACTTGGTTCCCTTCCATTTTTTCCTTTTCTTCATTGAACCTTTTCACTATGTGTTTGTGCTCAATAGGAGTCATGGGCATATCAAACACATATACATGATAGTGATTTATAACATCTACCCCGTCCTCGATGTCCCGAGGTTCGGGGGTGGAGGTGACAAACTTAAAATAGGCATATGAGCCTCGTTTTAAGTTTATGGTCCCACGTGTTTCCTCTTCGAGTTCTCGAACCGCGCATCGGAGCGGGTTATAGACCTCTCGGCGTCGACATCCGCCAGTAACGAATGTCCACTCCTGATATCTTCGGTCGTGAACGACCAAAAAATGAGGAACATCATTCACGTGGGACACGGGTATCGCTATCGCTTTGTGCCTTTCTCTGGTCATTGTCCTCTACTGATATTTCTGGGACAAAAAAATTGTTGAGTCTTCCCGAGCGTGGATTGTAAGTTACGAGAAACAAGATACAAGCGATAAAAGCCCACACGAGCCAATGCATTCACCTGAATGTATCGAAGAAAAGATGTTCTCAGTTTTTTACAAACCTTGGTACCATTTTCTATGCAGAAAAAAATCTAATTGGCATACAAGAGACTTCCCAAACCATTCTGGATACGGAAGATATTGTAGTTAACTGCGTACAGGTACTGAACTGGGTAGTTGATGTTGGGGTTGGCCAGGGCGCTGATGCCACCCGTGAGGGTCGAAGGCACGACCAGACGATAAGTGTCGAGGCGAGAGAAGTTGAGGGTGCCAGTTGGCTGGAGCTTGGTGGTGTCCAGACAGTAGCTGATGATGGCCACATTGGCCACGGAGTTGTTGTGGATGTATCCGTATGGTGTGTTGTAGTACTGGGGAACATCGACCCAGTGAACCATATGGCGGGAATCTCCGACATCCACACCGTTCACCTGCGTCTTGAGTTGGTAGTTGGCGGCAGTTGCAGAGCCCGCACCGTTGGCGTAAATCTGGCTGTAGTTCACGGAGGGGAAGGCGATAAACTTGACTGGCTGAGCCAGAGCGAGCTCCTGGACGGGGTTGGCGCCTATAACCACGCGCTGCACCTGTGTGATGAGCAGGTCCTGCTTCTCCTTGGCGAAAAAGTCACGCTCAGACTGGTCAAGGTACACGAAGTTCGACCAGGCGATGTACTGAAGTTGCGAGTAGTTTGTGGATGTGTTGGCAGTTCCGGTGAAAAAGGAGATTGTGGTGCCGGCCAAAACTGGGCCGGTGATTTGGGAAGGATAAGTCACAGTCACATTGCTGTTTGCGAGGTTCGAGGTGCTGGACACATAGACTGGACCCGCCCAAGGCAGACCAGCCACATACTGGCCAACTGCCAAAGAGCCAGTACCGCTGTAGCTGGAAATCTGGGTCAGAGTCAGAGCAGTAGAGGTTGAAGCCGCGGTACCCGCTGCAAGGGTAGGCCCGGACAACTGGGCAGAAACCAGTGGAGCGTAGGCGGAGAGTGCTCCACCGACCGATGCACTGAATATTGAGGCGGCATTGATGACTCCCGAACTGGAACCAGAGATGCTGATGTTCGACCAGGCGATGTTGGAACTAGAGGTGGTCGTGTTGGCGGTTACACCCTGAACAACCACCACATTCGCCTGAAGGTTAGATGAGGCTGAGGTCAGAAGCATACCGGGGAACACTGGGCCGAGGGTCTGGGTCACAACCAAGTTCGCCGTGTTGGAGTAGGCGAGGGTTCCCTGTGTCACGCTGAAAGTATTAAGAGTTGCGTTGGGGGCGGCGCTCAGAACTGGGTAGGTGGTTGGGCCGATGGTGATGTTCTGGTTCAGGTATGGCGACCAGGTGATGCGGATCTCCACATCGTGAAACTGGAGACCTATCAGGGGCAGGCACAGAGACCACTCCTTGCAGAAGAAAAACTTGAAAGGAAAGAATGCATTCTTCTGGTTATTGGGTCCAGATGGGTTCAAGTTCAGGTACCGCTCAGAGAATGTCCGACCGCCCACGATGGGCTCGATGTCAGTCATGTACTCAAAGTCCTGGGTGTCCACAATCTGGCCACCGATGAGCAGCTCAACCTTGTCAATAACCTTGGACCAGTCCAGACCCACGATACCAGCACCGTTGTTGTCACGGGCAGTCAGATACACATAGGACAGAAGATCACCCTTCTTCTCGAAACGAATAGTGGAAATACCGTTAGCAATCGCAGCACCCTGGATGACCTGACGCTCGATAGAGTTCGAGTAGTGGGTGTAACGCTTGTAATTCGACCGGTAGAAAGAAACCTCGGGCTTGCCGGTGAGCCAAGCATCCTGAGGTCCAACGGCTACGAGTTGAACTACACCTCCAGACATTTACTTTGAGTCGATATTTTTTTAACGGCGCAGAAACTAGTTCACGGCGACTGTAACGAAAGGTTTAGTATTCATTGCGGGATCGGCCTGCTTGGGAGTGGCGAGAGAATACGCCAAAGGATTCTTTTCAAGTTGTTGAATGGCGATATCAAGGAAGCCCGAGTTTGCACGGGGATTAGGGTTCGCCTTGAACTCATTGAGGGGGTCATCAAATGTGGGAGGCAAGACACCACGGCCTTGGTTAGAGCCTGTGATACCCATAGGTTGCACAGGGAGAATCTCGGCCTCGGGACGGAGTTGGGTAGCAGCGCCAACCTGGTTGACAGGATCGTTGCGTACATTCATACGAGCGCCGTTGGCTGCACGGTCCGGCTTGGAGCGGTCTCCACTTGAGCGGGTGAGGCTGATGTCTGTGTAAGCGTCCTTTGCAGCGGCGTATGGCTGTTGGACGAAGAAACTGGGCGGGCCTTCAGACAGAGTGTCTGTACGAAGCCCAGACTCTTGGCGCCGAGTCGTCTTGCGAGTCCGAAGGAAGTCTGGGCGACCTTCGGGAGCGACGAAAGCGCTTTGGGGGCCACCGCCACCAAAGGCGCCCGGTGGACGATAAGCCGTCTTGGTCTGGGCGGCTTGATGTGTGATGTCTCCGATGTAAGCGGCACCACCGTTCTTGACCACGGGGTTGGGTGGTCCGGGCCGGCCCTCCAGTGTCGTGAGCTTCTCTTCGTTCACATTCACTGGCAAAGCACGGAAGTAGTCGTGGAAACCACCGGCCGCCCTGACACTGGGCCCGACGCCCAGACCTGGACCGACCGGGTTGGGAGCTTCGAGAGGGCTCACATTATTCATCTTATTCGTGATGTATTGGCGGTTGTACAAGTCGTACACGGGCTGGCCGTATGGAAATCTAGTATTGGTCTGTGTCGTATTTTGGAGACTCGGGACGGCCTCCTTGGGTTGGAGGCGCCAGTCACCGATACGCCGTCCAACATCTGGGACAGTGTTGAACATATCGGTGTAGTCTTTTCCGTGATCGCGGGCATTCGCCCGTAGATCGATATCCCGACGGGTCAGGGGTTTCGTGGTTGCAGGGTAGGGCTGGCGACCCTGGGGAGCGGTTTCCCGCCCGTCAGCCAGGGTCTTACCGGCAAACACAAGACCGACAACGGCTGCTATAGCCAAAGGGTCCATTATTAATAGGAAGATATCTTTTTTAACGCCCAAAAGTCTTTGGTTTCTTGCTGTAGTAGCGCTGGTCAAAACGCTCATTCTGGATAACACCGAATGTGTTAGTAGGATTCCATTCAAGCACGCGCAGTGGCAGAGTCACATAGGTATTCGGGAAGTCGTACGCCTTTTCGGACCAGCCCTTTTTCCACGCCCTTGTGGTTTGTTCACGGAGTGTGCTCTCCACATCCGTCTTGTCGGCAAGGACCACCTGAGCGGGTCCGTACCACACACCCTTCTCAAGGGTGAGGTGCGTCGTGTCGAGAGTCGGCATTATTAATATAGACTCACATTTATTTTTAACGACCATTTCCAGCCTCCATCTGGACACGCTCTGGGAAGGTGGAGTAGAATCGGTCGGGGTCGCAAGAGGCGCCGCCTTGGTCGTGACACTTGGGAGCGAACGGCTTACCGAAAGCCCCGTAAGCGAAAGCGGCCATATCGTTAGGTATCGTGCTGGAGGGCATAGTATAAAAGTTGCGTTCAGCGTCACGCTGACGCTCGAACGGATGAATCTGACTCCAAGCAACCTGGACTTCCTTACGCATACTTGGGTACCAAGCAGCAGCTGGACGGTCGGGGTTATCTACATAGTCGCTCAAGAGCACATTGCCCATAGGATTGTCTAGTGTCGGAAGAGTCACATTATCACGGAGGGGGCCTGGAACACGGCCGTCCGTTGCAGAACCTCTCAATTTTCCATCAGAAATCATATTCATGTTCCAGAGGTAGTACAAGACGGCCAAGGCGAGGATGCCAAGGGCGAACACCCGCGGGTCCCGGTTTATGAGATAAATTATACAGGTGGCATAAAGAATGAAGCGCGTTGTTGCCAAGACGCGTTCTTTGGCGGACTGAGTGGCCGTTGGCCAAAAGTTCAGGAGGTCACTTGACTTGAAAATCTCCCTTGGATCCATTCTGGTATTTGTTAAGATTTTAGTCGAGAGCGTCCATCAGGTCTTTCTTTGGTGAACGACGGGGTGGTGCGCCTGGGAGCCCTGGGAGACCGCCACCGGCCAACAACTTGGTCATCATATTTTGGGCCGCCGACATTATGGCCGCCTCGTTGAGCTCACCGCCCGCCTCCGTGAGGCCTTTCGCGCAGTTTTCAGCCTCG